TCCTCATACTTCACCAGCATCTCATAATCAAACATCCCCTCGCTTGCCACCAGATCTACAAACTTCTGCCAGCGCTTTACCAGTTCCTGTGTCCCCCGCAGCACCACCGCGTCATTAGTCTTAGCTTCCTGCCCGGCTACATTGTTAAATGTCCCTGCGCTCGCCGCAGCACGCTCTGAATAAACTTGCGTAGCACTCCCGATTTTTCCCCCGGTCACAGCTCCACGTTCACTGTTCACTGTTTTATTGTCGATTCCGCCCACCGGGAATACTTCAGCCAGCCTCGGTTCCAATACCTCTTGCCCATTCTCCGCTATCGGTATCCCGCTTATCTCGTGCGCCCAACTCGCAGGAATATTCAGCCCTGTCCGCTGTAAAGCCTCTATCCCCTGCGCGAAGGTGATAAAGCCCGCGCTGTTCACCGCGTTCCACTGAAACTTGGGATACTTCTCGATGTCGTTAAAATTGTAGTCTATCAATCTCCGGACAAGCTGCTGATTGATCGCTGTCATGCTGCTTATGATGTCAAAACTCAGTTTGATGTTCATCATCTCGGCATGCTCTTTCCCCAAAGCATGGCTGCCACTCGCGTTCTTCTGCGTCTCTACCATCAATGTGGATCCCAAGTTTACCTTGCTGATCTCATTGTTGGCAAACTCCAAAAATCCACGATAATTCGCTTCGCCGGTGCGCATGGCCTCCAAAAACTTTAACACCATCCCCTTGGGAACCTTCAAGGCTGTGCACTCATGCACACTCGCCACTATCCGGTCAGCCTGTTCGTCTGCCGCCTTGTCCAGATTGTCAGGCACCTCCAACATCGCTATCGGCTGACCAAAACGCTCCTGGAAAATACTCCAATACCGCGCACCATTCTCCTTCAGCCACACCCAAAACGCGCAAACGGCAGCATTAGATATTCCGTATGGATTCTCATCATTAAATCCGTTTATAAAATGAATAAATTTCCGTCTGTCCAGCTTCCGGTACTCCGGATCATTCTGCACGATGTCATAGTGCCCATATTTGTCATATGTAAAGCCAAAAAACTCCTGATCCTTGTAACGGATCGATTCCAGCCCCAATTTCCCGCTGTGCTTGCCCCGCTCTATATACTTATAGTTGATCTCGCTTAAACTGTAGCCCCGGCTGATGTGCGTCATCATTGCCATCACGTCCGCTTCAAAACTGCCCCCCATATCAGCCAGTACATGCTCCACAAAACGAGCCAGCTCCAGGTCCCGGTCTGCCACGATCAGCTTACCATTCTTTTCACTCGCCGCCGGAACTATTTTCCAGCCGCTTTTAATTAATGCACTTATCCTGGTGTCGATGGTGCTCATAAAATGGCTGTCCCGCTCTACGTGATGCTCTATCCACCTAATCCCGCGACGCGCTATCTCCCTGTTGGTGTTCTCCCATGGTCCCTTTCCTGTCTTTAGAACCAATTCACGCGGAGCTAATACCGTCTCTCTTAACATCGCAGATGTAGTCTTACTCATAACCCATCATGCGCGTTAGCGCATTCCCTCGAAGCGAAGCGTAGCTAACTCTTAACTCATAACTCATAACTCATAACCCTCAAAGGGGATGCGGGGCTTGCGCCCCGCCATCTGGGGATTTACTTGAAAACACTTATCACCTTTTTGCCCAGGCTGATCGCACCAGCGCCGGTCTTAAAAATATTGATTGCCAGCTCAATTGCATTACCCAAAGATCCCGTCTTCTTCTTCAAATACGCCACATCCTCTTGCCTGATGCTCTTCACTGCCTGCTCCGCTACCCACAACTTTTTTGCCGCATTTATTCCATTGGCCTCTATCAATCTCTTCTGTGCCGCATCCGGAAAAGCAAAAAAGTTATCCGCATCCTTAATCAAACCCCAAAGCTGCAAAAGCAACATTGTAAATCTATTCTTGTCAAAGCTCTTCCAAAAAAGACCTATCACAAGCACCAACAGGGGAATTATAGTCACGGTTACAACGTTATCTATTGCAGGGCTTATCTTGCCGCCGGGCGGCTCCCCACCAGTCTCTGCCGTACCGGCGCTCGCCGTAGCACCTAACCAATCAACCGCAGCCTCATCCTGAAGCCCAATGGTAGAAGCGTTATCCTGACGATTGATGGTAGAAGCACCATCTTGACGCATTTCCCCTACCGCCTGCAGCTCTCCGCTCACCAAAGAATCACCACTACCAGGCGGCTCCACATTCTTGTTGCCCAATGCAAACATTACACTGAACGTCAGCATCAGCATCAACAGCAATACTCCTAATCTCTTCATGTCTCTCTCCTTCACTCTTATAAACCCTATCATGCCCTTTCTTAATTTCCTCTATTCTGGAAATCTTAATATCTTAATAGTTAGTGATGATCAGCTCTGTCTCACGCGTTCTGGATCCACTTACAGAGTATGTTGCCTCAACTTCCCGAATTTTGAACCCATTATACAATGACCTTATTTCTACCGAATCGTTGTAACTCAAAATGAACCTTCCTTTTATTTTAGCCAGCCGCAAAGACATCTCTTGATGATCAAGAAACTTATCTGTTCCATCTCGCCGATACAAAAGCTCGTGCTCATAATATGGAGGATCCAAATAGAAAATTGTCCCCATCCCATCATATCTGTTGAGGACGTCGCTCCAGTCCTTGTGCTCTATTATCACATTCTTAAGTCTCTCTGCTGCCTTCTCGACCTTGCTTGGTTCCCTTAACGGCAAATACCTGTATCCCGTGTTGATGCTAAAGTTCTTGGATTGGCTTCCGTATGAGGTCGATAGCAGGTAATAAAACATTACCGCCCTCTCCATCTCTGTCCGGCCAGATCCGCGCTTTGTCTCGTCAAACACCTCTCTGGATACCAAGTACCTGGATATCTCCTCAGACAACGCTTTAGGATGATGCTTTACCTGTCTCCAGAAGTTTACAAGCTCGCCATTGATGTCGTTATACACTTCCGTATAGGGCTGTTTGCCACTTAGCCCCCAGTCTCGCTTCTCGCCGCTCTTGCCAAAGAGCACCCATCCAGCTCCACCGAAGACCTCGCAATATAGGCTATGATCCGGAATCAATTGGATAATCTCCTTGCGAAGCAACCTCTTCCCTCCAACCCACGATATTATCGAGTTCATCACTTCCCCCCATAATTCATAATGATCAGCTCTCTAAAGTCGTCCTGAGCCCGCGTTATCCCTTTCTTGCGCACCACCGGCACTATTTTAAACCCCTGGTAAAGCTCCCGGATCTCGCTGCAATCGTCATACGATAGCAACCACCGCCCTCGCACACTCTCCAGAATGTTGCGCAGCTCTTCATGATCAAAGCCCCTGCTGTTCTCATATGTGTGACCCTTGTAGTATGGAGGGTCCACATAAAAGAAGTTTTTAGCACTGTCATATTTGGCTATACAGTCCCGGTAATCCAGATTCTCCACAGTCACCATGTCCAGCCGCTTTGCCAGTGGCATTATCCGCTCCTGCGCCAGGCTCATCCTTACCCCGCCGCTTTGCGTTTTACCCGTGCCAAAGCTGCTCTTCAGCGCTCCAAAGCTGTGCCGCACCAGATACACAAACCGCGCCGCTCGTTGAATCTCGGTTATCCCCCGGTTCTTCAGCATCTCGCTAAATAGCCGCCGGCTATGCAGCATGCCGTCAAGCTCGCGCATCAGCTCTTCCGGATGAAACTTCACCTGCATAAACATGTTATACAGCTCATTGTCCAGATCATTCCATACTTCCAGACGCGCCCAGCGCTCCTTGTACAGCATTACCCATCCGGCTCCGCCAAAGGGCTCGATGTACCCGGAGATGTCTTCCGGGATATGTCTTGATATTACTTCACGCAGTTGCTTCTTGCCGCCCATCCAGGTTATTAAGGCTTCCATATCCTCTCCCTGCCTACGCGGTCTTTTACGCTGCCACCACTATCACTCTATACGCTTACTGCCATATCGTAGAAGCGCCATCCTGACGCTTAATTGTAGAAACGTCATCCTGACGTTTTCTAATCAACGTGCGCCAGCACTCCTTAACTCTTAACTAATTAAACGGATTCTCCCCGCCCACTTCAATGTCCTCGTCGTCTTCACTCTCGCCATCATTACTGTACTCCTGATACACCGGATCCGCCTCTCGCATAGCCTTCGCTATGTCCGGAGCACTGCCACCACGAATAGAATCCACCAAGTCCTTCATGCTGTTCAGGAAGTTCACCGGATCCGTTGGCTCTTTCAGATGCCCACGCAGCTCCTCGCTGTTCTCTTCCTGCCGGGCAGGATTCATTTTCTGCTGATCACTCGTCAAGCCCGCCGCACCCATCACCTTCGGCAATTCCTTTATCAGCGGGTTGATCATGTATTCATACAAAGTCTGCTCTTCGCCATCATGATCATATCGCACCAGCTCACCATTCTTGATTACCGGATTCTTCAGCAACACTCCCTTGTTCATCACCTCGCCCAGCATGTTCTCAATTACCAAGTACATTCTGCCCTGGGTAATCCCCGCCAGGCTCTTGATGTCGTCCAGCTTGCCATTCTCATAAGCCGCAATCACCCGCGCCATCAAATCCAGCTTATACGGACAGTACTTAATCCTTCCAGATTTGCACTCTCCAAGGTCTTCACATGCCGCACAAATGTCGTACTTCCCCGTGGCTGGGGCTAATAAATGGTGAGGGCGCGCATAGCGCCCGTGTTTGAATCCGTTAAGCGAACTTCTCCGCTTCCCCTCTTCTGTCCTGGGACCCGTGGTCTTCATCTTGGGTAGATTGGCATAATAATGAGGAACGGCCCGCGTCCACTCCTTGCAGATCGGACACCGGGCATAATAATTTAATGGATCATCTGCACCCGTATCGTCTAACTCCGCAAGCCCGGTTAATTCCGGCTCGCAAAAGTCGTCTGTAGCCCAATAGTGGCTATCCGTATAGCACCAAAAGTGCTTCTTATGCTTGTTCTCGCTACCCTTCTGATTCATCATGGCCACACCATACCACAGCCATTTAACTTGTCAAGCAATCGTCCACTTTTTTTTCTTAAAATCTTCAAATCTTCATTTCCTCTTTTCTTCTTTTCCTCTACGTTAAAACCCCCAATCCCATGCGCAGCACACCCTAATTATCAATTCTCAATTCTCAATTAAGCCTAAACGTTCTCCGCCCAAACGCCTTCGCCTTGCTGAAGTCCACATAGTCTCCGCTCTTTACCTCCAGCCACAAATGCGCCATACCAGCAGCATCCGCATCATCATCACCTATCTTACTGTTCTCTGCAGCATAGTGCGGATACCGCCCCTTCGTCTTAGTCGCCCTTATCCCCTCCAATTGCATAAGTAGCCGCTTGCATGCCACCGCTTCCGGCCTGTCGTCCTTCCGGTCAAAATACGGAAATACCGTCTCCAGATTGTGGATCCCGTGCTGCAAACTCCGATACATCTCATGCTTGGTCTTGTCATTATTGTGTATCGGGCTTATCCACCATTTATCCCAGTTTGCCGGAGTGTTCTCCGGATAGTCCTCCGGATTCTCGCTTGTCAGCCCCGTGTACCAGGCTTTCCGGTTAATCGAATATATCAAGTCCATCTTCAACGCATCACCATAGCCACCGTCAGGCTTATAATAACTCAATATCTCGATTATCTCTTTCTCCAGGGTCTCGCTATCCACATCCGGAGCCCAGTTAAATCCGGCAAGCCACCGCTTATACCGAGCCACGCCAAACCGCACTTCACTAAATATCTGCAAGCTGTATTTGGAGCTGTCATCACTCTGCCCACCATGCCCGCAGTCCAGCCCAATCCCGATCTTCTCACCCCCCTGCCGTATGTATCTGCCACCCCTCTCCGGATACACCGCCTCAATCCCCCAGCTTGCACTGCGCTTTAGCCCTGCCCGGATGTACTTGCGCCAGATGAAGTTCTTGCTCTCGGTAAATTTCAAAAGCATGCTCCGTGCCCATTCATCAGGGCTCATCAGTTTTTGCTGAAGCGCCACCGCCGCCGGATCCAATACCCCGCCAAAGCTCAATAGCAGCCATACGTCTATTATCCCCCAGCTATCGTGCTTGCTTAAGTCCTTGAATAACACGCACAATTCCTTGTCATTAAACAACCGGAAAAAGTTCTCTTCCCCCATTATCGTTCCGGTTATCCTTACCCTCTTGTCCCGCGCATTCTTGTTGGCTGCGCCCATACGCCTGGTGATCACGTTGGTAAATATCTCCCAATCCCAGTCGTCAAACTCTTCTACCCGTGCAATCGTTACATTATGCCCCTCCATCTTGCCCAATATCGTATAGAGTTTGGCATTACTCCCGTTTACAAATTCATAAGTCTCACTACTCAATATCGGCTTCCCGTTCCGCTTCCGCAAAAACGCGCTAAGTAGGTCACTCCTTTCTATCCAGTCATAATGATACTTCAGCGTTTCCTTGCATTGATCCAGCTTCGGTGCGTAGATTCTTAAGTCCTCCATCTCGTTCGTAGCTGTCTCATACAAGTCAACCGCTTCCGTGCTCATGGTCTTGCCCCCTCGTGGCGGAGCCAATTGCAATGTATATGGATACCGGTGCAACGCGTCTATCCAAAACACCTGGTGCGGTCCGTTCGGCTCCCAGTTCCCCACGTCCTTCATGAACATCAAGTTCATTGCGCTCCGCATGTTCACGTCATCTGTCTTATACTTGGCTAATGCCTCCTCTGCCCTAACACTTATCAACATCTATTCATCCCTCGTAGAAACGTCATCCTGAAGCTTAATTGTAGAAACGTCATCCTGACGTTTTCTAATCCACGTGCGCAGCACACCTTCATTCTACATTCTACATTGTACATTGTAAATTAACCCTTAAACCGCTTCGCCATCTTCAGCGTCTTCACCGCGCCTTCCCATCCCGCTCCAACCTTGGATAGCGGATTGTTCTTGGCACTGTCGCTCTTCACAATGTCCGCATAGTGCACATAAATCATTGTCCTGTCCAAACTCGAATGCCCCAGCCTTTGCTGTATCTTGATCGGATCCGTGCCCGTCACCGCCAGATACGTCGCGTAAAAATGCCGGAAACTGTGCGGACTTACCTTCCGCTCCACTCCCGCCTCACGCGCCAGCCGCTTCACTATGTCCAGCACCGTACGCCGCGATAGCGGACCCGGCAAATAGTTCCGCGCCGCACCTTCCTCCCAGCCGCCTTCCACCTTGCGCCAATAAAACATATCTCTCTGAAACAGATAATCATCCGGCATCCAGCCCATCTTGTAGCGCACCATCGCATAGTAATAGCTGAAATACTCCGCTACAATACTACCAGCTTTCATATAACCAAACGGCAACATCCGGCTCCGGTTCCCCTTCGTGGCAGGAACCGTCATAATAAACTGCTCTTCCTCCTGGCTGATGTCTTTTATCCGCAGCTCACACAATTCACTCACCCGGATCCCCGTATCTGCCAGAACACACACTATTGCCGCATTGCGCACTTGAAAGAAGGCATCCTTGCCCGCCGCTAGAATGATCTTCTCCACCTCTTCCAATCTCAATACATCAGGATGTTTGATGTATTCCCGTATCGGCACCAGGTTCCTTGCGGGATTTCCCCCGCCATACTTGCCACTGTACCATTTAAAGAAGTCGCGCAGTACCGTCACCGTCATCCGCCTGGTATTGATCCCCACCTTCCCCACCAAGCCCGCCATATACCGCGCTACATCCTCCTGCGTCACTTTCGGCATATCCATCGTAGAAGCGTCATCCTGACGCTTATCATTCTCATTTCTCAATTCTCCATTCTCAATTGTTCGCAGGAACTTCAGCAGCTTCATCCGATAACTCGCCTCACTGCTCGCCCGTACACCCTTGATACCAATCAAATACTGGCTGTACTCATTCACCACTTTCATCATCTTCATCGTTTACCACCAAGGCATAACGCCCCATCTCTTTCTCTCTGTGTTAAAGCCCAATCCACGTGCGCAGCACACCATAATTCTCAATTATCAATTCTCCATTCTCAACTGCATATAGTCCGGCTTCTCCTGCCTCAGATAATCAAACGCAGTAGCCCGCTCCAATTCCAATTCATAACTGTCCCCAGCGTCCCGGATTGCCACCACCCTGGCATAAGCCTTCGCCTTGCCATATTGATAAGTCTTTACCATGTGAATCTTGCCCGGCCGCCAGTTCCGCGCCTTGCCCACCTTGATCCGCTTCAGCTCGCCAGCCCGCAACTTCTCTATCTGCTCATCATACATCAATATCATCTTTGCGCCCATTACCACACTCACATTTATCCGCCCGCTTCCAACATCTGGCACACAATCTGTCTGCCTTGATCTCTTCCAATATCGTATCCGCAATGCCCTTCACACTTATTAATCCCATGTCCAGCCGCACCGCCAGCTGCTCATATGGCGTCAATTCGCTATACTTCACCATCTTGATCTCCCTACCATATCCTGTATTTATGGTCAGAATATTCATCAAGATATTTTCCGCCTGTAATGGTCTCGCAGCCAAACTCTTGATCCACCTTAACATGTATTTCATCGGGCGCGTCTGTGGGCACACACCACACAAAAGAGTTGAATTCGGCATTAGCCAACACATTTACGTCTATCATCATGCCACGCATAGCGCCAAGCAACTTGTATGTGCCAAAAACTAATCCATTCTCTTCCATCCATCTATTGAAGTTGTTTTTGTAGCACCCTACTTCAAACCTCTTGGCTTCGTGCTCTTTTCCAAGCTTAGTGCTTAGCCTGGGAACCCAAACATTGTCTTGCTTGCGCCAGCCCTCTTCATCTGGACTTACCCTTAGCCCTGCTACCCATAAGTCGCCATTTTTCACCATAATTGCCAGATCATCTTCCTTGTAGCCCATTATCATCTCAGCTTTTTTAATCCACGCATCTCTTGCCATAGTTCCTTGCCTTGCCAGTTCTACCAGTTTGTTACTGACGCTCACATACAGCTTGCAGTAGCTTAAATAAGTAGTATTCATCTTAATCCCCTTTTTTATCTGCGTTAATCTGCGCCTTTATCTGCGCCATCTGCGGGAAACCAATCATTTCGGAAACCTCACCAACTCCGGATATCCCTTCTTAACATCCTCTTTTCTGGAAATCCTCTTTTCTTCTTTTTCTCTGTGTTCAGAGTATTCCTTACAAGCCGCCAATGTTTTATCCGAAACATCCATATAAAGCCATTGACCACTGGGAAGCAGGTAAGCAATATCATCCGTTGGGTGCACAAATATGCGATAATAGGAGGAGTACCGCCAAAGCCTTACGCGTATAACGTTGCTTGCGCTTGTTATCCACCCAATTTTACCGCCCACACAAACCTTCATTCCTCTCTTTATTGGGACATTGTATGTGTCCCTGATATACTGCATACTCATCTTAGTCTCCCGTAGCCGTGGCTTCTGCTTGCTTGTTATATACCCTTATCCCATACTTAACGCTGCAACTGCGTATTAAAAGCGTCAATATCACTGTTATCAATACCAGAACAAGCGCAAGATATCCTAACGCCCTGCCGAAACCATCAAACATATTTCCTGTCATTGCTTTATCCCCTTTTTTATCTGCGTTAATCTGCGCCTTTATCTG